GATCACCGTGTCCGGGCGTTCGTTGTCACAGGACCTGATCGACGGCTCGGCCGAACACGATACCGGCAATTTCGAGGACAAGGATCCTCTGCAGATCGCGCAAGAAATCTCGGCGAAGTACATGCCGAAATTCGAGAGCGACCAGCAGCTCGATAAGGTCGAGCAATACAAGCTGACTCAGGGCGAGAGCGTGTTCCGCTGCATCGAGAAGCTGGCGCGACAACAGGGGTTGACGCTGGCCGGCACGCCCGACGGCAACATCAACATCACCAAGGCCGACGGCGGCAAGCGTCACACGGGCGGCCTGATCGAGGGCGTCAACATCCTGAAGGGTGGCGCTGACCACAACGATGCCAATCAGCATTCGGACGTGACGGTGCGCGGGCAGCGTCCGTTCGGGCATGGTGCCGAGGCGATCGAGCTCGAGGCCGTTGCCCGCGAAAGCGGTGTCAAACGACATCGACCGCTGATCGTGATTCAGGACAGCGACACCACCAAGGATCTGACCAAAAAGCGCGCGAAGAATTTGCGCGATCGCAAGGCCGGCGACGGGCTGAAGGCGACCATCACGACACAGGGGTTTCGCGACGAGGCCGGCACGATCTGGACGCCGGGCTGGCTGATCTGGGTCGAGAGCCAGTTTCTCGATATCGCGCAGGACATGCTGATCGAGCGCGTCACCTATCAGCAGGATGACGGCGGCTCGATCGCAACGATCTCGCTCACCGATCCGCGCAGCTATGGCGGGCAGGGCGGGAAGGGCAACAAGTCCGGCGGCGAGTGGTCGCAGGATTCGAGCGAGGCGGAATAGCATGGCGAGTTTCGAGCATGACGATGCGCTACGCTCCAACATCCGGCGGTATCGCATCGTCAAGGTCAATGACGAGGGCACGCAACAGCGCGTCGACCTGTCCGGCCTGGTCAAGGAGAAACCGGAGAAGGTCTGGCGGCCGATGCCGCACGGCTTCACGTCGAATCCGCCGCCGGATTCTGACGGTTACATGGTCGGCATGGGCGGGCGCTCCGACCGCATGCTCTACTCCGATGGAGGCCACAAGAAATATCGGCCGCGCAACATTCCTGTAGGCGCGGCTGCCCTCTACAATCATTCGGGCGATATCGTCCGGGTGTTCGAAGATAATTGCGATGTCATCCATTCCAAGCGGATCAATCTGAGGATCGGCCGAGGTCAGGATGTGTCAGGCGACGACGGTAGCAAGCCTCCGGAGGGGCCAGATGCGCATAATATCTCGATCGTGGCGACGACCGACGGTGTTGTCATCACGTTCGATGACAGTTCGGTGACGTGGAAACCCGGCGAGCTGGCACTGAAATCGCCGAAGGTCGTGGTCGACAGTCCCGCGGTGCATCTCGGCGGTGAGGGTGGAGAGCTGATCGGGCTCTGCGGCGGGGGCTGCGCAACGAAGGTATGGGCAGTCTGATGGCTTCGCTTCGTGTGCGCATCGACGAAGGTTCGGACGAGCAGCCGATCCTGCTTTGGGATTCGATCTGGTCGCCGCAACAAGGCGAGGCGGATTGGGCGTTGGCGGGTGCCGATGAACCGCAGAACACCGGCGGGCTGCGGGCCAAGGCTGCGCTGCACACCTCGGTCATTATCGCGCTGTTCACGGACCGGCGCATGCCGGACGATCACCCGCTGCGTTATCTGATCGACGACGGCGACCAGCGTGGCTGGTTCGGCGATGCGATCGATGTCCGAGCCGACTTGTTCGAAGACGCGATGGGGTCGCTGCTATGGATATTTCAGCGCGCGCAGCTTACCGAAGACATCCGTAAATGGGTCGAGGCGCTCGCGCTGGAAGCGCTGCAGCCGCTGATCCGTCAAGGCGTTGCAGTGCGGATCGATGCGCAGGCCGTAGCCCACTTTGCTGTTGGCCGCATCGACCTGACGATCCAGATCTATGGTCGCGACGGCAGCCGGATCTATGACGAGAAGTTCGGCGACATTTGGCAGCAGTCGGTGACTTCGCCGAAGCCGCTGCCGTTTCCGCAATATCGCTAGGCCTCACCCGTCCAACCGGATCGGACCGCATGTACAAGCTGCCAACCATCAACGAGTTGGCCGAGCTCACGCGCTCGGCGTTTCGGCGCAATCTCAAGGGCAGTGATGCCTGGCTGTGGCCGAATAATATCTATGCAACGGCGAAGGTTCTCGCCGGCGCGTGTTTCGAAATCCTCGGCTTCGCATCGTATATTTCGCGGCAGAAGTTCGCAGTGACCGCGCCTGATATCGAGAGCCTGCGCTTGCACGGCGAGGAATTCGGCATCCCGCAAAAACCAGCAGCGCCGGCAGTGGGTGTAGTGGCGGTCGTCGCGTCGGCCGCGCTGTCGGTCGATGTAAATGCGGTGTTTCGTCGAGGTGACGGCGTGGAGTTTCTTGCCGTCAGGGGCGGCGCGTTGACCGGGGCGGGAACGCTGCATCTCGACGTCGTCGCGGCCGTCGACGGCAAGGCGGGCAACGCGGCGCCGGGAACATCGCTGGCCATGGTGTCGGGCTGGTCGGGAAGTGGTGCGCCGACGGCCGCGGTCGATACCGATGGTATCGCGTTTGGATCCGACCTCGAAGACATCGAGAGCTATCGCGCGCGCATCCTTTTCCGCAAGCGCAACCCGCCGCATGGGGGCGCCGCCTCGGACTACGTGATGTGGGCAAGCGAGGTCGCCGGCGTCTCGCGTGTCTTCGTCGAGCGGCTGTGGGCCGGGCCCGGCACGGTGCGAGTCTTCTTTCTGATGGACGATGCCTATCCGGGGGGCGTGCCGACCGTGACCGATGTCGCGCGCGTCCGCGATCATCTTGACGCGCTGCAGCCAGCCGGTGCCAAGGTGATGGTCGCCGCGCCGACGCCGCGCGTGATCAATGTGACGATCGCCGGACTGGCTCCGGATACGACGGCGGTGCGCGAGGCGGTGCTTGCCGAACTGCGGGATCTGTTCCTGCGACGGTCGCGCGTCGCCGGCATCGACCAGCCGCATTCGGGCATGCCGTTCCTCGCGTCGCCGGAAATCTTTTCACGGTCATGGATCTGGCAGGCGATCGCCAACGCGGCCGGTGAAGACCGTCATGTGCTGCAATCGCCCGCCGGAGACACGGTGCTGGCAACAGCGGAAATTCCGGTGCTTGGCACCGTGACCTTCCTCTGAGTGGGCCGCACGATGCCTTTTGAAACCGCCGCATTTCGGTGTCCCACCAAGGACGACGTCCTCGCGACGCTGATCGCCCTGCTGCCACGCGGCCGGGCGTGGCAAACTCATGAAGGTGGCCCACAGCCCGGCGCCGAACAGGCATTCAACCCCGACGCGTTCAACCCCGATGCCTTCGCGGTCCGCAGCGTTGCGCCGAGCATCATGCGGCTATTCTGGCAGTCGGTCGCAGAGACGTTCTTCGCCGTCACCGCGCGGCTGTGCGATCTCAGGCGCGAATTCTGGTGCGCGTCACAACAGGAAACCAATGATCTCTGGATGCAGGAATATGGCTTGCCTGAAGCCTGCGATCCGTTCCCCGATTTGTGCACCAAGGTGGCCGCGCTCGGCGGTACGCGCTGTGACTATTACCAGCTCATCGCGGCGCGTGCCGGTTGGTCGATTTCTTGTATCGAGGTGCCGAACACCTGCGGTTCGCGCGCCGGCTGCGCCAAGGCCGGATTTGCCAGGCCAGGCGGTCCGCGCGCTGGATTTCTCGCAATTCTGGTCGATCTCGATCTCAGTACGGCATGGACCGGTGGCTCGCGCCGTCGCCCGCAGGCTGGCCGTATGAAGGCCGGGCAACGCCTGGCCTGCGGCCCCGATCTCGGCCCGCTCGACTGTCTTCTCGCCCGCGTCGTCCACGCGGAAATCAAACTTCTCTATGAGGTAAACTGACATGACGGATATTCTTGGACCTGCCGACGCCCCGAATGCGGTGACGGTTCGCCCGGCTGAAACGCGCAGCTTCGGAACGGTCGATAGCTGGTTCCGGGATTGCAGCACGCCGACGGCGGAAGATGGGACCGACTTTCAGGCCTCGTTTCTCAACGGCATCGCCGGCGTCCTGCGCTCCGTCTGGCGGATGAACGGCAAGAAGGCCGATAATGTCACGGCCATCATTCCTGAGGTCGGGACCGACGACGACGGTCTGTCTAAGTCGCTGCAACATCTCGTGCAGCGCGGGCAGCCGCGCTTCGGTATCGACGCCGGTGCGGCCTCCGCGATGGTGGTGACGCTGGCGCCGGCGCTGGCGGAATACAAAAAGGGAGTTTCGATCATCGTGACCGTGGGGAATGTTCCCACGGGCGCAACCACCATCAATTGTAACGGGCTCGGCACCCGCGCGGTGCTCCGGCGCAGCGGCATCCCGCTGCAGGCGAATGATCTCGTTGCCGGCGCATCTTACGAGCTGATCGACGACGGGACTGCCTTCCGCCTGGCTGGCCTTGCGGAAGGCGAGGTTGCGCGCAGTCCCGTGTTCTCGACGCTCTGGGTTCGTACCGATGGCGACGACAGTCACGATGGATCGGCCAACGATGCCGCTCATGCCTTCAAAACGATCCAGGCAGCGATCGACAACGTGACGCGCAACTTCGTGCTGTCGGGGCGGACCATCACCATCCGTCTCGGCAATGCCGGCACCTATGCGGCCTTTGCGGTGTCGCCGACGCCGGGCACTCTTGTAGTGCAGGGCGATGCCGCTGCGCAGGACAGCTATATCATCGCCGGCAATGGCTCATCCAACGGGTCCGGCCTCATCGTCAGCAACGGCGCGACGCTCAGTCTCGTCGGTGTGGCGGCGTCAATCCTCAACAACGTCACCAATCTCATCGCCGCTCAGTATGCCGGCAACATCTTCCTGCAGAACGTCACGCTCGGCGGCACCAGCGCCAATCCGTTCGCCGCACTGTGTGCCTTCGCAGGCTCAACCATCACAGTCGGCGTCGGATGCAAATGTACGGCATCGTTCGGCACCCTGTTCGCGGCGACCGGCGGCAACATCAACGCGACCGGTGGCACCTTCACGCTCACCGGCGGTCCGAATTTCGCCAACGGTACAGCGCGTGCGTCTGTGCAAGGCAGCGTCACATTCAACGGGACGGTGTTCTCCGGCTCGGCGGTCGGCCCACGTTACAATGCCGATTTCAACGGCGTCATTTTGAG